AGGGCCTTGTCCTTGAACCAGGTACGCACTTCTGTGAGCACTGGACAGGTCTCTTGCCACATTTCCATGCATGGCACTTGGACATAGACTTGTTTTGAGTCTGCTTCGCCTTTGATACCATTGAATGGCAAGCGGATCATGGCCCGTTCTTGCCAAAAAAATGTGTTTTTGGTATTACCATCAGGCAAGAAACGGAGTGTGGCACTTTGGCCTTCTTCCATGTTCCAATGTGGATAAATCGAGTTGTCACCGCCTGTGGAGTTTCCGCCTTGTTTTGATTCGCTAGCGGCTAGTCTTGCGCGAATTTCTGCTAATGATGCCATAGTTGAGTTGCCTTTCTAAAAGTTTTACTATGTGTTGCCTATCTAATGATTAGATTTTGGTTGCCTGTGACACTGAACAAAAAAGCGTACACACTGTAACAGTATATACGCTTCGTTGAGGAGCGTCAAGTGTATTTATGACGCGGTTGTTCTAATTACATTTTATCGCGGCCAACTGCTGGAACCTGGTCAGCACAGGATCTCTGGCTTCTTCCATGGCCGGCATAGAATAACTACTGCCACATTCGTTCATGCCATGTACCGGGCAGGATTCTCCGGCTTCGGTCATGTTGCATTTGGCATCATCCTGTAGCAAAGCATTGTCTTGTCCACCTGGAACCAAAGGATTACGATCGGCTGGTTCGGCTGTTGTGGCCGGTACGCCATCTAAATCTGCAGGAGTCACGCCTGTATTGGCTTCATCTTTGAGTAGATCTTTGTATTTTTCTTTGAATTGGCCTTTGGTCATGCCATGTGCTCTAATAAATTGTACATCGTTCATGATCTTGCAATCTTGGCGCATGACGTCGATATCTTTCATTTTGCCTTCTTGGGCAACAGTAACGCCGGCATGTTTGAGTATGCTAGAAAGATCAGCTTGATATTCTGGATACTCAGGTTGTTGGGTTTCAGGCGGATCTTCGGTTTGTGTGGCAGGATCTTTGAATTCATCCATGTAGTCACTTTCGCGTTCGATACTGTAGTCTTCGTCCGGCACACCAGGGCTGCGCAGTCCGGCACCGGCCACACCCATGTCAGCAGAAAAACGATCTGCTACCCATTCATGTGGATCCCCGGTACGAGCTTTTTTGGTGCCATAGGGCATGTCATCGTGATAATAATCATACAAAGCATCATATAACTCATCACTCATCTGATCATTTTCTAAAAAGTCTTTGACATCGCGCTTGAAAGTGTTGGTAATGTGGGCCAACGTGCTGCCGTCTTCGTCCAAGGTCACATTTTCATTCATGGGTTGAGAGTCAACCGGTTCAGTGGCTTCGGGCGGGTTCATGGCATACTTGTCATCGATGTTTAAACTGGTTATGACTTTCATTACATCAGGATCATTGCTTAGTTCTTGCATGCGGTCCAATACGATCTGTCTCGCGTCGGCATTGGCATCACGATCAGCCAAGGCCTGTAGTTGATCAAACAGTACATCGTCACCAATCAAGTCATACAGTTGTTCTGTAGCATTGGTGGCATCGGCGCCAACTGGCAAGTCCGTGCTCAATAATTCAACTAGCTTGGCTTGCTTTTCTGGAGTGTCTGGTGTTTGCCAGGTTCCTTCCATGAGCCGGGCGGCCCAGGCTTCAAATATGTTGGCTTCTTTCATAGCGTTTTCCTGTTGTTGTATTCTTGCTATCAACGGCAAAGCATCTTCAATACGTTGATCGATACTTTGTGTGACAAATAAATGTTTGAGTCCATCTACTACTGCTGACTCTTTGGTCAAGGCAGAAGGATTCCAGTTTTCAAAATATTGGGTATAACCACTGCGGGTGGACAAGCTCTTTAAATTATGTCGCAGTGTTTCGTAATAGGCCGTGGTCTTCTCAACCAACACAGCGGTGTCACCTTCCAACAAGCGACCTTGGTTAGCTCTGCGGAATCTCGTGAGCACGTTAATTTCTGTGACCATTTCGGCTATGTGTTGTCCACGTTCGTCATAAGGTCTACCACCGGCACGCACATGTTCCAACATGGCCTTGCCAGCTGTGAGATTGCGGAATGGTAACTTGTAGCGTTCGCCTTCGGCTGTTTCAATAAACAGACTTTCCACACAACGGAATCTGGCTTCGCCTTCGCCCAGGCTACGTTTGTGTTTGATCATGAGTCGGCTTTCATTGGGTCCAGCATTCCAGCTGATGTCTCGTTTGCCAGCCCACGATTCAAACAAGCCTTCTTTGATGGCAGCCTGTCCTTGCATGCTGTAACGCAAACGATTGAGATTCTTGATTCCAAAACTCATGAAATTTCTGGTGGCAAAGTTTTTGAGCTGGGCTAAGAAATCAAACCAGTCATTTTTGTCGGGGCCTTCCATGTTACGGCCCACATTGTCCGAACAATACACTTCCAATTCATTGTTTTCGCCCAGCATGATTACCACGGTACCGTAATCTTTGCCACTCTGAGCACGAAAATCAAAACTGAATATTTCTGTTTGACTAGGATCTTCTGCAGGGCGGCCTGTGGCATCCAGCATTTCTGGATCAAAATCTCTGCTGACCAGGAGGTCAAACAATTTACGAGCGGGTGTGATATCTGCCATAGTGTTATATTTATCTAAGGCTGCTGGTATTCTTATGCCACAAAACTGTCATATGCCATAGATGGCTCGGGCTTCAGAAAAACTGGCTAAATTTCCGCCCAGATCCTCAATGATACGACGAGCTTTGACCACTAATTCTGCGTTGGTTTTGGCCAGTATGCCTTTGCTTAGATAGATGTTGTCTTCTAAGCCTACTCGCACATGACCGCCCAGAGCCCAAGACATGGCCACAAATGGCATTTCTTCACGAGAAATAGAAAAAGCAGACCAGGTTGAGTTGGCTGGCAACTGTCTGCGAGCATAATCCAAGGCTTCAAAAGTGCTGTCCCAACCGTATTTTACGCCCATGACAAATTGCCATAGCGGGTCACCTTTGATATGTCCTTGTTGTACTACTTCCTTGGCTATTCTAAAATCGCCAGAATCATATATTTCTAGTTCGGGTTTGACTCCGGCACTTTGTACACGTTCCAGCATTTGTTTTACGATAGCGGTATGGTTTAGGTCAAATCCTCCATGCTCTAGTTCCATGGTGTTGAAACAGATCGAGCAAAGATCTGGTCGTAATTTTTCTATGTGCCGTGTTCGCATGGATGCAGGTAAAAGAAAACTGCGATTGTCGCCGTGGTGTAAAACAGGTTTGCCCAAATGGAATCTTCCACCGGGTCCACCGGTCAAATTGATCAAGACTTGATTGTTGTGTTTTCTGATGCGGTCAACAGTATCCGCAAACAGGTCAAAGTTGGTTCCTGCTGATTGACCTGTTTGCGGATCCCGTACATGAATATGCACTACTGCTGCTCCGGCTTCGGCTGCTTCCAATGCACTGGTAGCAATTTGTTCAGGTGTGATTGGTAGATAAGGAGTTTTTTCCGGATCGGTATCACCTCCGGTGATTGCACAGGTAAGGACGGTTCGGTGGGGTCGATTGATCATGATAATTTTTGTTACTTATGAATACAGTCGTCGACGATCAATTTTACCAGATCCGGTCAGTGGAAATTGATCTAATGCAATTATCTTTCGTGGAACCTGATATGTGGCAAGATGTAGCTTGGCGTATTCAATCAATTCGGCTGTATCAATTGCAGTTTTAAGGGTCACAAAGGCCACCGGTACTGACCCAGCAACGTCATCAGGAGCACCTACCACACAGGTCTGATTCACACAAGGATGAGTGTACAAAATCGATTCTATTTCTTGTGGATACACTTTTTCACCATTGACTTTGAACATGTCGTCAGCACGACCCAGATAATAATAAAATCCCTGCGAATCCACCCTAAATCTATCTCCAGTGTTGAACCATTCTTGACCATTGTGTTTTTGATCGGACAACAGTTCACTGGTTTTGATGTGCAAGATTTCGTCAATAATGGCTACCGTAAATGCTTGGGCGCGACCCACGCTGCCAGGAGGACTAGGCAAACCACCACAATGGTTGAACACAGACGAGCCTGCTTCAGTTAGTCCATACGAGCTTTCTATTTCTTTGGCGCGAGGAAACATTTTTTTTATACGGACCAAATCTTTTTGAGTTACCGGAGCCGAAGGTAGCAGGATTTTGATCACCGAATCTAGATTGATTTCATCATCATGATGATCGACCAGTCTCAGCATCATGGGGGTGACAAGATTCAATACATCAATCTTGTACTTACAGACAGTTTGCAAAATCTCTTCAGCATCAAATCTCGGTAGTATAAACAGTTCTTTGTTGCTGAAGAGATTTTGATTGATCCAATTGATTCCTGCAAAATGGAAAAAGGGATTACAACTCAAGGTTTTTATGTTAAATTTTTCCTGCGGCGGATTATAGATACCACGCATGATGTCTTGATAGGTAAATGACACCGCATGAGGAGTTCCAGTGGTGCCAGAACTGTACAATATCATGGATGGTCTATCTGGATCTAGTTGTTCGTTGATCTCTTGGCCAGTAAATTCTTGTTGTAAATCTTGTACTGTCATGCCTATAGGACACAGCTCTAAGAATTTTTTATCGCACAAGATCATGGCACAATCACGCATACAATACGCAATTTGTTTTTTGGATAATTTGTGATTGATCGGAACACTGACATGTCGTGAATTTCGCAGGCCTATCAGAGCTACCACATAGTAAACAGAATTTTCTCCTACTAGAGCTATCTTACTGTGTGCTGGCAAGGGCAAACTATTGGCCCAGTGCGTTACGGCACGTATCATGTGATTCAGCTGTTGTCCTGAGTAAACTTTTTTGTTTTGCGGATCAAGATCAATGAGCTTTGTGCGAGTTGGAATCAGCATTGATAAAAGTCAATAACGTGTGGTAATAAATGGCATGGGCGGTTCAATCTGCTCGCCATGATCACGCATCTGCGTGTCCATTTCTGCATGATAAGTTTGCAACAACAACATCATGCGCACAGCCAGTATGGTGCTCATGACCAGGTCGTCGGTTTCTCCGGGTTTGGCTGCGTAACCTACTCCGTGGGCCACAAACGTTTTTAGTTCACTAACCAGGCTGGCGCTGCGTACTTTCATGCGGCCAGTTTCAATCAGGATTTTGAGCTTGTTGCAAGCTGCCAGTTTGGGCTTGTTGGTGGTGTTGAATCCTTTGCGATATCTGCGACTTCCTCCACCGCCGGGCTCACTGAGAAAATAGCCTTTGATATTTTCTTCTCCATATTCAGCTATGCTGATCAAGGCAGCTTCACCAATGGTGTTGTTTTCTATGCTATAGTAAATGTGTTGTGGGTCCTGCACAGTTTCGTGTAGATGTCGTACTATGTCTGACAGTATGCGAACCTGTTCAGGTATGGTAGTGCGATTGTGACGCCATTCGGCCACCTGCTCGGTACTGGTTGCTTCAAATACCTGTATGGCTGCAGGGTCTCCTCCGGTGCCCAGGCTAGGATCCAATGCTACAACATAGATACGATCTTTCCTGGGACGTTGATACCAGCGCACTTGACCAGTTTTATAAAGTGGTTCGTGACCTTGTAAATCTAACAACTTGGCTGGAGCAATCAAGGTCTCATCATTGATAATAAATTCACACCCCATCTCTCGACGAAAACGATCTTCTCCTAGTTGTGCCCGTTGTTCTGAAGCCCACTTTTCATCTCTATCAGGATGTTCATTCCAGTATGATCTATAGGCCCGGAATCCGTTTATTCCTAACTCAGTAGGATTGCCATATTCGTCCTCGGTCTTGTTGGCACCTTTCCACAGCAAGGCAAATTGATCTTCGTCCGAATTAGGTGTGCTTGTAATAATTGCCTTACCACCAGTGGCCAAGGTCGGGCTGATAGAAGTCCAAAATTCTCGAGCTATGGTGGGTCGCACAAATGCAAACTCGTCGCAGTACAACAAGGTTATACTCATACCACGACCTGTGTTTTCAGTTGTGGTGGTTGACACTATGCGACTGCCGTTTTCAAAGTCTAGGTTGCCTTTGTTGTAACTGGTCACACCGGCTCGGATATGGTCTGGACACAGCTCATAGGCATAGCGTATGCGTTGCATGATCTCTTGCGAGCCTGTGTATTTGTGTGCGGCTATCAAGATTGTGGAATCTGGACGGAACATGGCCATCCACAACAAATATCCGGCGGCACTGGTACTCTTACCGGTCTGCCTGGGCATCATTGAAATGCTAAATCTGTAGTTGTGATAGGTGTCTATCAGGCGTTTTTGATAGTCAAAAGGATGATACAGCATCTTGCCCTTGACAGGATGCTGTATGTAGAAAAAATTGTCCATGAAGTACTGCGGACCGGTTACCGGATCAGCACAAGCCATGAATTCAGTCAATTGCTCATCGGTCCAGTGTTGTCGACGATAGGGTGCTTTGACTAAGGTGGCAGCATCTTGACTCATAGTAAACTACTTATTTCTGGCCACAGTTGGGCAAACTTTCCTTGTTGATCCGGATGGTATTGCTCAATCTGTTCAACAAATTTTTTTAACTGCGGCAACATTTCTGGACACAGTTCGGTTACAGATTGATAATGAGACAGTGCTGTACCAAATAGCAATCGTTCTTCATCATTGACCGAGCATTGATCGAAAACTCTATTGATTTCTTCTGCGGCCAATCTGGCTATCTGTTTGCCATACAATCTTGGATCAAGTGCTTTGGGCCCACCTAGGTTCTGCCATTTGATTGATAGGCCACGTTGTGCGGCAAATTGTTTGAATTCAACCAGGTGTGTGGCATTGTACAAATTATATACCGCATGTATGCCACCCCAATGCTTGTTTGGTCTCATGAGATTCTGTACCAGGTCAAGATTGTGCAGTTGAAGATCCCATTTGGCACCATGTCGCACATATTCAAATCTGGATCCTATATTATCAAAACTCATGCTCCATCCTACACGTTGCCGTTGGCTTAGTTTTTGGAATATTTTGTTGTTCTCCAACACAGTGTTGAGATTGGTTATCACCGTGACCGTGGCATCTGCAGGTATCACATCCAACAGTGTTTCATTTTCAGGCAACAACAACGGTTCGCCGCCGACCAAGGCCACTTCTTGTATGTGGGTTTTATTTTTTTCAATGAACTCGCACACATCCATGTAGTATTTTCTCGTACTAGAATTGCTTGGAATTTTTTTTATAGCAGACCATTTACTGCTGTCATTGGGAGTACAATAGTTACAACTGAGATTACAGGTGTTGTTCCAGCGTATGTCTAGTAGAGTAGGGTATTGGTATTCTAAACCAGCTAAGCCAGGATCAAATTCCTCATTTCTCTTGTTGTGCCAGGTTCTTTCGCTTTCACTGCCTTTGCTTTCTCGATCCAGGCAATGCACACAGTAGTCATGCGGTCGGCCTTGACGTAACACTGATCTTATTTCTCTAAGTTCTGGTCCATCCAAGATTTGTTGTATATTTTTGCTGTTCAAATTTCCCAGCATGTT